GTATATATAAGCATTACGATATTACATTGTATAACGTATATATGTTTATGGCGTATATGGTAAACGATTAAAGGATATAGGTACGTTATAGTGTCTAAGGATTATCTATAAACTCGTAAAACAAAAAGCACTTTAGCGTAAGAGAAATATAACGTCATAACAATAAAACGTAATGAAAAAGAAACAAAAACGCACATACGGGTTGACAAAAGGAATAAAAGTCGTGTAGAATGTAAATAAAGGGGGGATAAGCGTGTATAAAGACCGTAAGTTTGTTGAGCAATTAGTAAACACGATTGAAAGCAAGAAAAGCGAATCCTTCAAAAAAGCAAAAGCCTATTTATCAGATAATAATTTTTTCGAGAAAAATGTAGAAGAAAAAAAAGATTATTTATTGAGTGAAGATGGGCTTATTTTAATGGAAGGATTATCAACGGAAAAGTTGACAATATTAGCAATAGCAGAATGTTTTGCTGTTAGCCAAAGTGAATTTCATAAGTTAATGAGAGAGAACCCTGAAATCTATGACTCTATTGATCGTGGTAGAGCTGCTGAACTTGATGGTGCTGAAAAGGCATTATGGCAGTTAGCAACAGGATATTACAAAGAAGAAAAAAGAACCATAAATTATAAGAATGAAAGAAATAGTACGGCTTCACAAGAGCAAATCATGCAAAAGTGGTTTCCTCCTAATCCATATGCAAACACATATTATTTGAATAATAAGAAGAAAATGGAATATAAGGATAAACAAATAGAGTTAGAGGCAACAAGGAACACAATCTTTATCAAAATGCAGATAATCGGTGATGATGAAGTAGATTTGAGTTGACATGGACGATTATGTAAGTTTATTTAGAGTTAAGAAATTCAATCCTATGTGGCAAACTAATGCAGAGCTTAAAGAGTTATATGGTAGAGAAATAAACAGTTTCCTTAATCTAAGTGGTCGTATTGGTGGCAAAACAATTAACACAATTCAGTTGGTTGGCTTAACATCACTTGATAGGCCTGAAAATGATATTGTTATTTTAAGAGCAAATAGTTCACAATTAAAGCAAAGTATTTTCCTTGAATTAAAAAAGTTCTTTTTCCAAGTTTTAGACATTGAAAAATTTGCGAGAATTAAATTCAAAAGCAGTCCACCTTTAATGATTACATTACCTGCTGGAAACCAAATAATCTTTGGTGGAGTTGGTATGGGTAGTAAATCAGGTGCAAACCAATCACGTGGTAAAACAAGTGAAAGGAAGTTATCGCTAATAGTAGTGGAAGAAACACAAGAAATATTTAGTGGTAGTTCTGATGGCGAAGAATTGTTGAAACAAGCAATGGCTACATATATTCGTGAATTAGATGTTGTTAATGGCAAAATGGTATATTTAGGAAATAGAGATAGAAACTTAAACGGTAAATTTAACGTTTGGTCAAGAGAAAAAGCAAAAGATACAACGTTTTTAACAATAGAAACTAATTGGCATGATATAGAAACTTTGCTAACAAGACCTACAATCTCAATGATTCAGCAAGAAAGAGAACTTAATCCTAATAATTATAAGTATATGTTCTTGGGTATTCCTGTTGGGGGTAATGAGTTAGTTTATGGGGCGTTTACTTATAACGTTCATGTTATGCCTAAAAAAGATAAAACAGAAAATACGTTTACAGACATAAACACAGGAAAAGAGTATATATTTAGTCCTGAATGGCTTTTAAAGAATGTTGAACGTCTATATATAGGTGTTGATGGCTCTACTGTACGTGATATGACCGAGTTTATTCCTATATTTCACATGAGAGATGGTAAACTTATCGTCAAATGTGGAGATATATTACAACATGATCCTAAAAGTAATGGACAAATTCGTAATAATATAATGATAGATACGCATGTACGTGCGTGGTTATTCGGTTTAATAAAGAAATATAGACTTGATTATACAGAAAAGATATTCATTGCAGATGGACATAACACAGACCTAATTGACCATTTAAGGTATCAGTTTGGTGGTTATTGCGTTATTATTCCGTTTACAAAGAAAGATTTAGTTGCTACGAGTGATAGAGTAAACAACTCTTTAGTAGACAAAAAACTATTATTCACAGATGAATCATTTGTTGAATTGATAAGTAAGTCAGTTATTGAGCCCGTTGTTATATATAACGAGTTAGAAACAGTATGTTGGCGTGAAGATGACCCTACTAAATTTAATGACGCTGTGCCTAATGATAGAACAGACGCAATTCGTTATCCAGTAGCGTATCACGCTAATCCACACCAATTACACGATTATCAAAAAGGAAGTGAGTAAATATGTCAGTAGTCAGCCAAACATCACAAACCATGCAACAAATTGGTAAAATTTCATCATTGAACCCTGAATTAACTTACTCCTATATAATTAGAGATACTTTCTATATGCTCGTTCCAACAGAGTTTAGACAATATTATCTATACAACGTTAGGACAATGTTAAATTGGTATCATGGTTATGTTCCAGAGTTTCATGATCCAAGAAATGGTATATTTTCTACAAGAATAGGTAATTCCGTTATTAAAGAGTTATCTAAACTAATCGTAGGGGGGCAAGTATTCTTTGAAAACAAAAATTCAGAGAAAAGTCCTACAAATTTAGTTAATCCAACTATTAAAAAGTTCCAAGATTATGCAGATAAATATAATTTCCAAGATTTCGTAAAGAAATTAAGTGAATTTACGTTAGCTGGAGGAACAAGTGCTATTATTTTAGCAATAAATTGGCAACGGGATTTAGTTCCTAAAGTTCAAAGGATAGACCAATTCTTCCATGCAGTTGATTTTAGTGGAAATGTTATATCTTATACAGGGTTTATCAAGTCTTATACAGCCGATATTGAAGTTGGACAAGGCAGAGGAATGGAACAAAAGAACTTTTATCTATTAGAAAACAGATATTATAATAAAAATGGCGTTCCATGCTATAAAATCAATATAAAAAGTGGTGTAACATCAGTATTATCAGCTCAACAGTTTAATCCAGTACCAACTGATGATATTAAATGGGAACAATTACCTAAAGTTATTAGAAATTCGCTTAAACATGATTATGGAAACTCATTTATGATAGGAATTGAACAAGAAATATCAGAGGGTATTCCTCAACTTGGCGTATTGATAACGAAATTAAACGCAGTTAATACAATTCCAGAGGTTGATTTAGGCGAAAGCGCATTAGCAAATACAATTTCATATCTAATTGGCTATGAACAAGCGTACTCTGAAATGATTACAGACTTGTATTTAGCAAGAGGGAAAGTGTTAGTTCCACAAGAAATGCGTAATCCTACCGATACAAATAATGTATTTTATAGCGATTTTGACGGTATGTTATTTACCAAAATGCCTTATAGAAACGAAACAGACCAAAAGCCATTATCTATTCAGTTTGAGTTAAGAGCAAAAGAATGGATTGAAACTCGTAATAACTTTGCAGAGAGCATAGCGAGTGCAATAGGGCTATCTGGTAGCGATATATTCTCTTACTTGAAAGACAGTACAGGTAGTTCAAAGACAGCAACTCAAATTGCGAGTGAAGCCCAAAAAACTATCTCTTATATTGAAGAAAAGAGAGTAATGTTTAGACAAGTATTAGACCGTTTCATGCGTATTTGGAAAGATTTTTATAAAGAACCTGATGACATAAAAGTCGTATTTAGTTCTCAAAACCATGTAAATATGCTTGTAACAACAGAGCAAACAAGAGTAATGAATGAGGTTGGTTTCCCATATTTTGATGTATTTAAGAAGATGTTCCCTGATTTAGATGACGCACAAATTCAAGAAATAGTTGAACGCAAGTATGCTGATTTACAACGAGAGGGAGAAATCAAAGAGAAATATAGCATTAAAGCACCAAAAGATGTTGCAAAACCTAAAGAGGTTAACAATGGTGCAGTAGTAGTACAGAAATAGGTTATAAGCCGAGAGGCATTATATAGAACCAAAGTTTAAAACAACGTTAATTTTAGTAGCCGTTTACCATGCGAAAACTCAAAGAGCTATTAGCAGGAATAATATTCCGTTACTAACACCAAGCGTTGCCTTTAAAAAGGAGGTTATCACGTGTTAAAAATTTTTAAACGAAAGAGAGGGCTTACTATGCTAAACGCAGAAGAAGTTAAAGCATTACCGAAAGAGGAGAAACAAGCGTTTTTTGATTTATTAAAGACTGATTTGGAAACTAAGGAAGAACCTGTAGAAAAGGAAGAAGTCGTAGTTAAAGAAGAAGTTGTAGTTGAAGAAAACGTTGAAACAAAAGATGATGAAAAACCAGAGGAAAATAAACTAAAGGGTGGAAAGGCCGATAATTTGTCTTTAGATGACATTGCTAAAAAGCATAATGTATCAGTAGATACGCTTAAAACAGAGTTGGACAAAGCCATTGAAACCGAGTTGGAACACACCGATGACCGAGAAGTAGCAAAAGAGATTGCTATGGATCATTTGTCAGAGGCTTCGGATTATTACCAAAAGTTAGCAGTTGCAGAAGATGAAGTAACAGAACCAGATATAAACGAAAGATTTGCTAAATTAGAAAAGTCCTTCGAGGAAAAGACTAATAAAGCATTAGCAGCGTATGAAGAAAAGTTTAATGCTAAGTATAAAGAACTCGAAGATGAAAATACAGAGTTGAAAAGAACTCAACCAATGGGGAATTTCACGCCAAAACCTAATGAAGGTTTGCTAAGGAAAGCAGAAAAGCGTGATGAACTTTCCATTAAGTATAAAGCACAAAATCAAACTAAAAGTGTAGTTTAAAAAATAAAATTAAAAGGAGATATATATTATGGCATTTGCAGATTTTACAGGATTGTCAGTAAACAGTACTGCTTTAGAAATTAAAGTCGGTAATGTAATGTTAAGATCGTTGATACAAAATAAATTGTATCATGATGGCGTTGGGATTACGGAAGTATTCACAACAGGTGCAGATAGACGTGGTGGAGCAGTATTACGAGTTCCAAAGGTAGCAAACTCAACAGGTGAGTTTAGAACAATGGGTGCAACAGTTAATGGAGAGTTCTTTAACAGTTTAGACCCATCAATTGCAACATTAAGTGAAGAACTAATTTATTGTAAACATATATATGACGCTATGGAAGATGTACCACAAGCACAGCATGTATTATCATTAGCAGGTGCAAGTGCAGTTGGTGTTCGTTCAGAACGTATTGCTAAGAACATTGCAAGACAAATGAACGCAGGAACATTAGCTTATCAATTAGCAGCTGTTATTAACGCAGTTATCACAGCAGGTGCGGAAACAGATAGAATCTTTACCTATACCGCAGCAACAGAAGGCGACGCAATCACTAAATTCTTGGCAGCAAGTGCTTCATTAGATGATGGCGATGGCGATTACAATGATTATTTCCCAGTAACAGGTAGGGTAGCATTGTTAAGACCGTCTTGTTTACAAGACTTACGTCAAAAAGGCGATTTAATTATAAACGGTTCAAACTTCGCACAAGATATTATGAGAAGTGGTGCAGTTGACTCTGAAACCGTATTACCTGAAATTTCAGAAGGTTATCGTGGTATGATTAACGATACAGCAGTATTTATGGTTACAAAAGCAATTTGGTCTTTAGCAGAAGAATGGTTAGCAGTTCCAGATAACTACCTTGTTAATATTGTTGGCTTAATTTGTGCAGCAACAGCAACAGGTAGAGGTTATGCTTTCCCAGAACAAGTTAAAATCATTGATTCACCAGATGGCGTAGGACTAAGAATCCAACCATTATCAAACTTTGGAGTAGAAGTATTCTTCGAAGGTGGTATCAAATTATTAGCTGACGCAGCATTTGTTGAAGGTTCAGTAGCAATGGTAGTTGAAGCACCAGCAAGTGAAACTCCAGTAGCAACCACAGCAGTGGTAATTACAGGACTTGAAACGGTAGTTAATGGAGCAACAATTACAATGACAGCAACCGTAGCACCAAGTCTTGATGGTAACAGATATGCAGTTAAATGGACTAGTGCAGACGCAACCTTATTTACAGTAACAGATACTTATACTTATACAACAGTATCAACTAATGTTATAACAGGTGTAGCAACTGACGCTGGAACAATCTTAACATGTGAAATTATGGCTATTACATATACATCAGCAGGGGTTAAGACTTATACAGCTTTAGGAACACCTCAAACTGATACAGTATCAATCGCAACAACATCTTCATAAGAATTAAATAAATAACATATTGGGTGGCAGTATAACTTGGCAATAAGGGGTTTGCCACCCTTTATATATCAAGCGTGTGGTATTAACCAAAGTCCGACTCTTTGGCGCTTGTAAACCAACATAGAGGAGAAATAAATTGAAAAAAATTGACATTGTAATACCAGTTTTCAAAGCAAAAGAAACAATCGTTAGGACATTAGGTTCTATTTTAATTCAATCATTAGTTAAAGAGTGTAAAGTTACTTTAGTAAATGATTATGATGGACTTGATTATTCAAGTATTATTAACACATTTAGTCCATATTTTGAAATCGTTGAAATACGATTAGACAAGAATTGTGGTGCTGGAGTAGCAAGGCAAGTAGGAATTGACAATTCAAATTTAACTTATTTTACTTGCATAGACGCAGATGACAGCTTCTCGTCAACATTCGCATTAGAATTTTTACTTAATAAAATGGAAAAAGAAGAAAATGCAGTTTTAGTAGCAGGATCGTTTTTACAAGAAGATAAAGATTTACACTTTGTTCAATGTAATAATGATTTAGTGTTTATGTTTGGAAAGCTCTATAAGCGTTCATTCATAGAAAAGTATCAAATACAGTTTAATAATACAAGAGCAAACGAGGACACAGGGTTCAATACAATGGTTAGATTATGTGCTAACTCAAACGAGAAAATCTTTTTTATAAAAGACGCAGTTTATTATTGGCACATGAGAGAAGATAGCATAACAAGAATAAATAACTATGAATTTACTTATAATCAATCATTTACTGGATATGTAGCAAATATGATTTACGCTATTAACCACGTAAGAAAAGTTAATCCGTTGAATAGTTATATTAACACATGGATTATCGAGGTTTATGCTAAGTTATATCTATATCTTATGAGAACAAAAATCAATGATGATAGATTTACTGAACAGAATTTTAATTCTTGTGTAAAGTATTATAACGAGATTTATAAAGATGTTGCAGAAATATTCGTAGTAGAATCAAGAAACGAAATAATAGCAAAAATAATAATGGAACGTGCTTTAGAGATGAAGAATGTTATACCGTTTCTTACGGTTGAAGAATTTACAAATAAGCTAAAAGAAGGGAAATTATAATAATGAGTAAGTTAAAAAATATAGAAGAAAAAGATTTGTCAGTATATACAGCAGAAGAATTAGAACAAAGAGAAGAATATTTACAAATGTGTATGAGAATGAAAAAGGTTCAAGATGATGTATTAACCGAGTATTTTATGACACCAGCGATAATTAGATACAATGTGTTAGAGAATATGAAGGTATTTACAAAAGAAATATCAAATTTAGCAGAATTTAAAGAGTTTTTACAGGATCAACTTGCTGAAATGAAAGAAACATACAGTAAATTCACAAGAATAGAGAGAATCGAGTATCGTTTCATCAAGAAAATCTATCGTGATGTAGTAGAAAAAGAGGGATTAGAGTTCAATTTAGACGAAAAAATGATATATAATTATGATGACAACGAAATAGAGGCAGAACCATTCGTATTTAAAGTAAATTAAAGGGGTGTTAATATGGCAAGGACAGAAGATACAACAGCATTAACGTATAATACGACACATCATTTGTTTGTTTTAAACCCAGAATATCTAAAAACAACGTGGGATATAGACTTTGTAGTTAAATATGGCAGTAAAACGAAAGCCGTAAACCAATTACTTAAAATATCTATTCGTATTTACAATTTTATTTATAATCACAAACAAAAAAATAAGACATATTGGCAATATTATCTTGCTTTTACAGACGATGTTATGCTTATGTTAAAAGAGGCGCTTGAACAACAAGCGTTATTTGATTATGAAAGTAGTGCGATGTCGTTGCAAAAACTATTAGGCGTTAACCCTTTAAATGGCAAAGTTATTAAGTTAGAGCATTTGCGTGGCGATAGAGGAGTTTCTCTTGAATCTATTAACTCTATAAGAAATTATAAAGAAGGATTATTGTTATACAGCGGTAAAGAGATGTATTTACCTCAAACTACCGATTATGACTATGATGATTTGGGGTACTAATTATGTCAAACATAGGTGCAGGGGAATATTTAGACGCATGGTTAGTTAAAAGAGAAGAAATTACTCAAGTAGATAGCATGATTAAAAGCACAGCAACAGTAACAACGGAGATAT